CGGCGCGTGTGTAGACACGGCTGGTTCGATTCCAAGGGCGGCTTTTATACTCCGGTAGCTCAAGTGGTAGAGCAGCGGCCTCCAAAACCGCATGTTGCAGGTTCGAGTCCTGCCGGGAGTGCTTGCGTGCCCTGTGAGGGGGCCGCGCAATAGCGGGGCATCCGGCCGCGAAAGTTCCAGATGCAGCAGTACCCACCGTTTGACGCATGTCCAACGAACTGAATGCATGGGCGCTGCTTATTTTGATATTTTGACCGTTCGGATTTCCGGGCGGTTTTTCTTTTGCATGAGTTTAGAGAGGTGGTGGCGGTGAGCGCGAAGCGGCTGACAGACAGACAAAAAAAGAAGATCGTTGCTGACTATGTGCAGCTCCAAAGCTACCGCGCCGCTGCAAAGTTGAACGATGTCTCAGACGCGACGGTTAAGAAAGTCGTGAAGGAAGACCCGGAGAGTGCGCGTTTGTGTGCACAAAAAAAGCGGGAAAACTCGCAGGATATGCTTTCCTACCTAGAGAGCAAGCGCGGGAAAGCACAGAATCTTCTCGGACTGTACTTGCAAGCGATGGCAGACCCGGACAAAATTGAACAGGCAACGCTGCCGCAGCTTTCCACCGCTTTTGGCACCATCGTGGACAAGTTTGCTATGCTGGGAGACCAGAGCGGAATAGAAGCCCCGGACGATGGCCTGCTTGAGGCTCTGAGCGCTGCCGCAGACATCAGCCCCCCGGATGACGTGAATATGCTGCCGGAGGAAGAAGGCAACGATGCGGAAAAGTAACGGTTTTCGCTGGAAAGCCCTCAGCCAGCGACAAAAGCAGGTCCTGAGCTGGTGGACACCGCAGAGCGCATACAGCGGCTACAACGGCATCATCGCCGATGGCGCTATCCGCTCGGGCAAGACCTTTGCCATGAGCTTTTCTTTCGTCCAGTGGGCTATGACCTGCTTCAGCAGCCAGCAGTTTGCCATGTGTGGCAAGACCATCGCCAGCTTCCGGCGCAACGTGCTGGGCACGCTCAAGCAGCAGCTTGCAGCCCGTGGCTACAACGTCAAAGAACACCGGGCAGAAAACTGTATGACCGTCAGCAAGGGCGGAAAAGCCAACGCATTTTACTTTTTTGGCGGCAAGGATGAGAGCAGTCAAGACCTGATCCAGGGCATTACCCTTGCCGGGGCATTCTTTGACGAGGTGGCCCTGATGCCGCAGAGCTTCGTCAATCAGGCCACAGCCCGTTGCTCTGTCACCGGGTCAAAGTTCTGGTTCAACTGCAACCCGGGCAGCCCGCAGCATTGGTTTTATCTCGAGTGGGTGCGCAAGTGCCGTTCCCGCAAGATGATGTATCTCCATTTCACGATGGACGACAACCTGTCGCTTTCCGAGGACATCAAGGCCAGATACCGCAGCCAGTACAGCGGCGTTTTCTACCAGCGCTACATTCTGGGCCTGTGGACGGTGGCCGAGGGCCTTGTATATGACATGTTCGACCGCAAAAAGCACGTTGTTGATGTGCTGCCGGCGCTGTCTCCAAAGAGCGCCTATGTGGCTTGCGACTTCGGCACCCAGAACGCAACGGTTTTTTTGCTGTTCCAGAAGCAGACAGATGCAGACTGCTGGATCGTCACCCGGGAGTATTACTACAGCGGCCGCGAACAAAAGCGGCAAAAGACCGTAGGCGAGTACGTTACAGACCTCAAGACGTGGCTGGGTGGTCTCAAGCCTGAGAGGATCATCGTTGACCCCTCGGCCCTGCCCCTGATTACAGAGCTGCGCAAGAACGGCTTTACTCAGACGCCCGCAAACAACGACGTTCTAAGCGGCATTCTGGACGTGCAGACCATGCTGCAGACCGGGCGGTTGAAGATCTACAAAGACTGCAAGCACACGCTGGAAGAGTTCGGCGTGTACGCTTGGGACCCGGACAAAGACGACACCGTGCTGAAGGTCAACGACCACTGCATGGACGCTATCCGCTATTTCGTGCGCACAAAGCGCCTTGTGAAACTGAGGGATTGATTTTGAGCATATACACTTTCCAGACCTTCCAGCAGGCGCAAGCCGCCGGGGAACAGCCTGATTTCATCCGACGGTTCGTGCAGCAGCACTGCGCTTCTGGACCGTACAAGATGGCGCTGGACGCCGACCTGTACGACGCACAGAAAAACCCGGGGGCTGAACGCTTCGCGCAGGCTTACGCTTTGATGCTGAAACGCCTATCCAAAAACACCAAGCAGGACACCCCGCGCCCCGATATGGTCAAGAGCAATCTTTTCCGGCGGCTCAACAAGCAGAGAGCCACCTACTCCCTCGGCAACGGCGTGGTCTTTGCGGACGATGGCGTGGACAAGGGCAAGCTGGGGCAGAACTTTGATGAGCAGATCCAGAAGGCCGGATATTTCGCCCTGATCCACGGCGAGAGCTTCGGCTTCTGGAACAACGATCATCTGGTGGTTTTCAAGTTGACCGAGTTTGCGCCCCTGTACGATGAAAAGACCAGCCTTTTGCAGGCGGGTGTGCGATTCTGGCGGCTGAACCCGGACACGGATATGCACTATATCCTGTACGAGCTGGACGGCTTTACCGAGTACACGGAAAGCAAAATCGGCAATGTGATGAAGGAGACCGTAAAAAAGCAGGCATACAAGAGCGTGACCGTCACCACACCCGGCGGCGGGCTGGAAAGCGTGGAGGGCGAAAACTACAGCGCTCTTCCCATTGTGCCGCTGTGGGGCTCCGACCTGCACCAGAGCACCCTTGTGGGGCTGAAAGCCTACATTGACAACACCGATCTGGTGATGTCCGGCTTCTGCAACGACCTGCAGGACTTTTCACAGATCTACTGGCTGTGCGAGAACTTCAACGGCATGACCGATGACGAACTGCAGGAGTTCCTTGTCAAGCTGAATCTGTACCACATTGCAGGCGCAGACACCAGCGAGGGCGGCAAGATCACCCCCTACACCAACGAGATCCCCGTGACGGCCCGGCAGGCTCTGTTGGAGCTGCTCCACACCAGGGTGTATGAGGACTTCGGCGGTCTGGATGTGCATTGCGTGAGCGCGGACAGCACCAACGACCATCTTGATGCAGCCTATGAGCCGCTGAACCAAAACGCAGACGACTTTGAGGCTCAGGTCAAGCCGTTCATCCGGCAGATCTGCGCACTGGCTGGCTTTGACAACGCTATGCCGGCATTCAACCGCAGCAAGATCACCAACACCGCTGAACAGGTCGCAACGGTGATTTCTGAGGCACCGATCATCGGGCAGGACATGGCCATTGACCTGCTGCCCAACCTGACCCCGGAACAAAAGGAGCAGGCAAAGGCAGCGCTGATGGCTGAGAGCGCAACACGGGAGACCGTGGACGACGAGGAGGATGAAGACGATGGCAGCAGGTGAGTCTTACGAAGAGTTCGTGGAGAAGTTCAAGCCGAAGAAAACCACGGACGACTGCTATACCCCGCCCGGCATCTATGCCGTTGTCAGGGACTGGGCGTGCAAAGAATACGGCATCGACCCGGGCAAGATCGTGCGGCCGTTCTACCCCGGCGGGGACTATGAGCGCTTCGACTACCCGGAGGGTGCTGTGGTGCTGGATAACCCGCCGTTTTCCATTCTGGCCAAGATCACCGCGTTTTATCTGGATCGCGACATTCCGTTTTTTCTGTTTGCGCCAAGCCTGACCTGTTTTTCCGGTCGGGCTGTTTTTATGCAGATGAATCACCTTGTTTGCGACTGTAGTATCGAGTACGAAAACGGTGCAATCGTCAGAACAAGTTTTGTGACAAGCTACGGCGGGGACATCATAGCGCAGACAGAACCTCGCCTGACGAAGCTGGTAAACGATGAGGTGGAACGCCTGCGACGCACCAAAACGGTACAGCTGTCAAAGTATAAATACCCAGATCATATTGTGACGGCTGCATTGCTTCAACGATACAGCCATTACGGTGTGGATTTCAAAATTCACAAAAAGGACTGCGCTCCGATTTATGCGCTGGATGCACAACGCTCCACGGGAAAAGCTATTTTTGGCGGCGGCCTGCTGCTGTCT